TTTGCTGCTAGTACACCTGGAAGTTGGGCAAATGGTATTAAGGTAGCAACTATTGATGCTAAGTCAGACCAAACATTAAGTGGTATTTCAACCGTTGGTTTAAGCACATCATCATTGTTAGTTGGTGCTGCAGTAACACAGGATGTTACAGGTCGTAAAAAAGGATTAACAACTTTAGGCGGTCTTATAAAAGGAGTCATTACTTCAGTAGATAGTGCTAATAGTACTGTTGAAGTTAAAGTTGTTTCTCACGTAGATGCTGCTGGAGTTGAATCAAATGTTGAATACAATGCTGGTGGAGCATATGAATTCAAGAAAGAGGCGGTTGCAATTCACGGTGGTGGATTAAGTAATGCGGTTTCACTTGGAAATCAAACACCTAGTGGAGTTGCTGATTGGTTTGAATCTCAAACAATAACTTTACAAGGTGGTGGTACTCTTGAGTGGGATCAACTAGCGAATAGACCATCAACTTCATCATATGTTGCTACCAGAGGAGGTAGATTTGATGAAATTCATGTTGTTGTTATAGACGACACTGGATCTATTACTGGAAATGCTGGAACAATTTTAGAGAAACATCTATCACTTTCTAAAGCAACAGATGCTGAATATTCTGTAGGTGCTACTTCATACTGGAGAAAGTATCTTGCAGTTAATTCTAAGTATGTCTTTGGTGGTAGTGCACCTGCTAATAGCGTAGCAAATGCATTTAGTACTGGATATGTTTTAGATACTGATGCTGGATGGGATCAGAAATCAGACAATGTTAACTTTGGTGGTTCTGGATCTAACAGTTATGCATTAGCAAACGGAACAAATTATGGTGGTATTTCTACTATAACAAGTACAGGTGCATTAAATTCTGGTGCTGATGACATCATTAGTGGATTAAAAGTATTCAAGAACAAAGAAGAAACTGACATCGACTTTGTTTTGATGGGATCTGCAAACTACGATAAAGATACTGCTGCTGGAGTAGCAGATGAAGTTATTGCAGTTGCAGAATCTAGAAAAGATGCAGTTGCATTTATTTCACCTTACAGACAAGCATTCTTAAACGATAGCGTTTCTGGAACTGTAACTGTTAGTGATATTGATACAGTTACATCAAATATAACAAGTTTCTATTCTGATAGAGCATCTTCAACTTATGCAGTATTTGATAGTGGTTACAAATACATGTATGACCGCTTTAATAACACATTCAGATATGTTCCATTAAATGGAGACGTTGCTGGAACATGTGCTAGAACAAGTATTGAGCAGTTCCCTTGGTTCTCACCAGCAGGAACAGCAAGAGGTGCCATTCTTAACGCAACTAAACTTGTTTACAATCCTGGTAAAGAGCAAAGAGATACTCTTTATTCAAACAGAATTAATCCAGTTATTAGTTCACCAGGTGCAGGTATTATTTTATTCGGTGATAAAACTGGATTTGCAAAAGCATCCGCATTTGATCGCATCAACGTTCGTAGATTGTTTATCTACCTTGAAGATGCTATTGCAGCTGCTGCAAAGGATCAACTCTTTGAATTTAACGATGAACTTACAAGGACTAACTTTGTAAATATCATTGAACCATTCTTGAGGGATGTTCAAGCGAAGAGAGGTATCTTCGATTTCGTAGTTATTTGTGATGAAACAAATAACACAGCAGCAGTCATTGATTCCAATGAGTTTGTTGCAGATATCTTCATTAAACCAGCACGTTCTATCAACTTCATTGGTCTTACCTTTGTTGCTACGAGAACTGGTGTTGCTTTTGAAGAAGTAATCGGTTCAGTTTAATTAAGAGGTTCTAAACAATCATGGCTAGAAATCAAGTCAATCCACCACCACTAAGGACTATATCAAACTTCAAGAGTAAGTTGACGGGTGGTGGTGCTCGTGCTAATCTGTTTGAAGTTGTCCTCACTTTTCCAGATGCTGCTCAACCAGATACTGCAGTTCTTGACAAATCAAGATTCTTAGTAAAAGGTGCTAATTTACCAGCATCCAATGTTGCTCAGATCGAAGTTCCTTTCAGAGGAAGGGTTCTTAAAATTGCTGGAGACAGAACAATTGATTCTTGGACTGTTACTGTAATTAACGATACTGATTTTGGTGTAAGATCTGCTTTTGAAAGGTGGATGAATACTATTAACAGGATGTCAGATAATACAGGTTTAACAAATCCTGCAGATTATCAAGCAGATGCTTATGTCTATCAGTTAGATCGTGATGGTTCTACATTAAGATCTTATAGATTTTATGACACTTTCCCAACTCAAGTTGGTCCTATTGAACTTTCTTACGATGCTCAAGGGATTCAAGAGTTTACAGTTGAACTGCAAGTTCAGTATTGGGAAGCTATTAAAGGCACTGGTCCAAATGCTGGTGGTGAAGACATCAACTAAATAGATTATATAACAGAGTAAATTTTATACTATGGCAAAACTTTTCGGGTTTTCAATTGAGGATACAGAAAAGAAATCCACTTCGATAGTATCACCCGTCCCCAAAAATAATGAGGACGGTGTTGATAATTTTATATCGAGTGGATTTTATGGTCAATACGTAGATATTGAAGGTGCATATCGTTCAGATTATGATTTAATAAGAAGATATAGAGAAATGGCACTTCATCCAGAAGCGGATGGTGCTATTGAAGATGTTGTTAATGAAGCGATAGTTAGTGATTTATATGACTCTCCAGTAGAAGTAGAACTTTCAAACTTAAATGCTAGTAATACTTTAAAGAAAAAAATTAGAGAAGAGTTTAGATATATTAAAGAAATAATGGACTTTGATAAAAAGTCCCATGAGATTTTTAGAAACTGGTATATTGATGGTAGAGTATTTTATTTAAAGGTTATTGATACTAAGAATCCCCAAGATGGTATTCAAGATCTTAGATATATTGATCCTCTAAAAATAAAGTATATTCGTCAAGAAAAGAAAAAACCTGGTAGTGATCCTACTATAAGAGTTAGATCCGATGCAGAAGTAGTTCCAAATCCAGAGTTTGATGAATTTTTTATCTATACTCCTAAAGTACAGCACCCAACAGCAATGATGGGTAGTATGTCTGGAAAATCATCTCAGATTAAAATTGCTAAAGATTCTGTTGCAATGTGTACTTCTGGTTTGGTTGATAGGAATAAGAATAGAGTTCTTTCTTATCTACACAAAGCAATCAAGGCACTTAATCAACTTAGAATGATTGAGGATTCTCTTGTAATATACAGAATATCAAGAGCACCTGAAAGAAGAATATTTTATATTGATGTAGGTAATCTACCAAAAGTAAAGGCAGAACAATACCTAAAAGAGGTAATGAATCGCTATAGAAATAAGTTAGTTTACGATGCGAATACTGGTGAAGTTCGTGATGACCGTAAATTTATGAGTATGATGGAAGATTTCTGGTTGCCTAGAAGAGAAGGTGGTCGGGGAACTGAAATTACAACATTACCTGGTGGACAAAATCTTGGCGAACTTGCTGATATTGAATACTTCCAAAAGAAATTATATCGTGCATTAGGTGTTCCTGAATCTAGAATTGCTGCTGATGGTGGTTTTAATTTGGGTCGTTCATCTGAGATCTTGAGAGATGAACTTAAATTTGCTAAGTTTGTAGGACGTTTAAGAAAACGTTTTGCACATATGTTTAACGATATACTCAGAACTCAATTGATTCTGAAAAATATTGTTACTCCAGAAGATTGGAAACAAATGGAGGATCATATTCAGTATGATTTCATCTATGATAATCAATTTGCGGAACTTAAAGAATCTGAACTTATGGAAGGTAGGTTAAATCAATTATCTATAATTGAACCATACATTGGTAAATACTATTCTACAGAGTATGTTCGTAAGAGAGTATTGCGTCAAACAGATCAAGAAATAGAAGAAATTGATACACAAATAGAAGATGAAATTCAGAAGGGAATTCTTCCAGATCCATCTCAAGTTGACCCAATAACTGGCGAACCATTACCTCAAGAAGGTGGTGATCCTACAATGGAAGGTATGGGTGAACAACCTATGGATCCTGATTTAGAATCACAAGCACAAGTAGTTGATGCTCAATACTCTAAAGATACCAAGAAAGCGGAGTTATAAATAGGAAATATACATTCTATTATTAATTCTCATGGAAGAACTTGTTGATTTGATTGCAACTGACGCATCTTCATCTGATGTATCAGATAAAATTAAAGATATTCTTTATGCTAAGTCATCTGAAAGATTAGATGCCGCTAAACCTCTTGTAGCAAATGCAATGTTTAATGATGAATCAGAAGAATCTAGTGAACCCATAGAACAGGAAACCGAAGAATGAAATTAATTACAGAAGAAATTTCTAACGTACAAGTAGTTACTGAAGCCTACACTAAAGGTGGTAGGAAGTGTAAGCGTCTTTGTATAGAAGGTACATTCCTTCAAGCGGAAATTAAAAACCGTAATGGTAGAATGTATCCATTAGGTACTTTAAGTAATGAAGTTAAAAGATATAATGAATCTTTTATAAAAAAAGGTCGTGCTTTAGGAGAATTGGGTCATCCCGAAGGTCCTACAGTAAACCTTGATAGAGTATCTCATAAAATTACATCTCTTTGTCAAGAAGGTAATAATTTTAAAGGAAAGGCAACTCTTCTTGATACACCTATGGGTAAGATAGCACAATCTTTACTTGGTGAAGGTGTTATGTTGGGTGTTTCTTCTCGTGGTATTGGATCACTTAAAGAAGATCATTCAGGTACAAAAGTTGTTGGTGAAGATTTTCAGTTAGCAACTGCTGCTGATATCGTTGCCGATCCTTCTGCTCCAGATGCATTTGTAAATGGAATCATGGAAGGAAAAGAGTGGGTTTGGGATGGAGGACTTCTCCGTGAACAACTCGCAGAAAAAACAAAGAAATCAATTAATACGTTAGTTGGTCAACGTGCTTTAGAGGAGCACAAGTTGGGTCTATTCCAAAATTTTCTAAATAACCTCTAAGCTAAAGATAAATTAAGAAATCTATAAATAAGTATAGATTCTTACGAATCATACTAAACCGTCCGTTGGTAACAAATTCACGACATGGAAAACATCGAAGAAAACGTAGTAACCAAAGGTGCCCAAGCAGGTGATTCACTACAAGCACCATCTGGTGCTGCAGTCGAAGACCTCGGTGGACCTACTCCTGAAAACTATCGTCCTGACGACGATTCTGCAAAACTTAAAGAAGGTGGAGCAACTTTAGCACAAGTTAAAGATGTTGTAAATTCTAAAGCAACTAAAGCAGAATCAGTTGAGACTGAAGAGGAGGTTGTTGCTGAAGAAGAAACAACTACTGATGAAGTAGTTGCTGAAGAAGAAACAACAGAAGAAGAAGTTGTATCTGAAGAAGAGACAACAGAAGAAGGAACTGAAGTTGTTGCCGAAGAAGAGGCTACTGAAGAAGAAGTCATCGAAGAAACTATTGATGTTGAGGAAGACCTCAAAGCATTAGTTGAAGGTGAAGATCTTTCTGAAGAGTTTCAGGACAAAGCTAGAACAATTTTCGAGACCGCAATTAAAACCAAGGTTGTAGAAATTAAAGAAGAACTCAATGAAGCATATGCTGCTGCTCTAGTTGAAGAACTAGATGGTATTAAGGCAGGACTTACTGAAAGAGTTGATTCTTACCTTGAGTACGTTGCTGATGAGTGGATTCAAGAAAATGCACTTGCAGTAGAAGCTGGTCTTAAAACAGAAATGACTGAATCATTCCTAGATGGAATGAAGAGTCTATTTGAAGAACATTATGTAACTATCCCTGAAGAAAAATATGATGTACTTAATAGTATGGTAGATAAACTTGATGAAATGGAGTCCAAACTCAATGAGCAAATAGATAAAAACGTTGCTCTTAATCGTAGATTAGCAGAATCTACAGCAGATGGAATATTTGCTGAAGTTACTGAAGGTCTTGCAGACACTCAGAAAGAGAAACTTGCTAGTCTTGCAGAGAATGTTGAGTTTGAAAGTGAGACAGACTATCGTGAGAAACTAGGTACACTGAAGGAATCTTATTTCCCAAGTAATACTAGTGCTCCAACGAGCACCTCGGAAAATTTATCTGAAGAGGTTTCAACTGATGAGGTAATTTCGGAAGAAGTTAACCCAACAATGCAAGCCTATTTGAATACTCTTTCAAGAGCTGCTAAAAAGTGATTTCTAAATCATTAATTTCAAACAAATAAAAAGGTAAACTTAAAATGCAGATGTTCAATTCTGAATATCTACAGGAAAAGTGGGCACCTATTCTCGATTATGACGGACTTGATCCAATCAAGGACTCTCATCGTAGAGCGACAACCGCTATCCTGTTAGAAAACCAAGAGAAAGAATTACGTGAAGAACGTTCTTTCCTTACAGAAGCCCCCACAAACGCTACTAACTCAGGTGCAAACGCAGGTTTCTCTGCTGATGCTGCTGCTGGTGGTCCTACTGCTGGTTTCGACCCCGTTCTGATTTCTTTAATCAGAAGAGCAATGCCAAACTTGGTCGCATATGACCTTGCTGGTGTTCAACCAATGAATGGTCCTACTGGACTAATCTTCGCAATGCGTTCACGCTACAAGACACAGAGTGGTACAGAAGCTCTGTTCGACGAAGCAGATACAGCATTCTCTGGACAAGATTCTGGATTCAACGAAACTGATGGTTTCACCGCAACTGGTGCAAACAACGTTGGTTTAGGTACAACTGCACAAAGTGGTTCTAATCCTGGTCTTCTTAATTCAACTGCTGCACAAACAAACGCTACTGACTACAACGTTGGTCAAGGTATGCGTACAGACGCTGCTGAAGGACTCGGTGAATCTGAGCACTTCAACCAGATGGCGTTCAGCATCGAGAAAGTAACAGTTACTGCTAAATCTCGTGCGTTGAAAGCTGAGTACTCACTAGAGCTTGCTCAAGACCTCAAGGCGATCCACGGTTTGAATGCAGAAGCAGAACTTGCTAACATTCTTTCTACTGAGATCCTTGCTGAGATCAACCGTGAAGTTATTCGTACAATCTATAACGTTGCTGAAGCTGGTGCTCAAGCAAACGTTGCTTCAGGTGGTACATTTGACTTAGACGTTGACTCAAACGGAAGATGGTCAGTTGAGAAGTTCAAGGGACTTATTTTCCAGATCGAGCGTGATGCTAACGCAATCGCACAAAGAACTCGTCGTGGAAAGGGTAACATGATTCTAACATCTGCTGATGTTGCTTCTGCCCTAACAATGGCTGGTGTACTTGATTACACTCCTGCACTTAATGCTAACCTTAATGTAGACGATACAGGCAATACATTTGCTGGTATTTTGCAAGGTAAGTACAAAGTGTATATCGATCCTTATGCTGCTAACACAAGTGCTAATCAGTACTACGTTGTTGGTTACAAAGGTTCTTCTCCTTATGACGCTGGACTATTCTACTGCCCTTACGTGCCTCTACAGATGGTTCGTGCGGTTGGTCAGGATACATTCCAACCTAAGATCGGATTTAAGACACGTTACGGCATTGTCGAAAACCCATTCTCACAAGGAACAACTCAAGGACTTGGTACACTCACACGTAACTCAAACCGTTACTACAGAAGAGTTAAGGTTACTAACCTTATGTAAGAAGAAAGGATATAATTTCTTCAATAAAGAGACTCCTTCGGGGGTCTCTTTTTTTATCTAAATATTTAAAAAAAATATAATGACTTCTAGTATATTCAATAAACAAATTGAGAATAGAAACTACTTATCTTCAGTAGGTTTCAAGTTTAATTTATCAAAATATCCTAAAATTGACTTTTTATCAAATAGTGCTAGAATACCAGAGTTATCCTTAGCACTTGCGACTCAACCAACATATCTAAAAGATATTGATATTCCTGGTGAGAAATTGACATATGGTGATTTTACTTTAAAGTTTTTAGTGGATGAGAATATGGAAAATTATATGGCAGTTTATAATTGGTTAACAGGTTTAGGATTTCCCGAAACACCAGCACAGTTTAGAGATTTGACAACAGATAGTGCTGCAATGAGAGATCCTAAAGAAGCATTCTGTGATGGAACACTTAGAATATTGAATAGTAATCTAAGAGAAATTGCAAAAGTAAAGTTTCAAGATCTATTTCCAGTTTCATTAACTTCATTAGATTTTGATGCAACTACTTCTGATATACAATACTTTACAGCAGAGGCATCTTTCAGGTATACTATCTACAGTTTGACTAGTTCTTTATGAATCTTGAAAAAATTCAGGAAATGTGGGAGCGTGATGCTGTCATTGATCCTGATAATCTACATGATGAATCATTAAAAATTCCTCAATTACACTCAAAGTATTATACAGTTTATAATACTGTTACTTTGATGCGTGAAAAGGCAAGAGAGCAATATAATAAAACAAGATTGGAAAGACATAATTACTATACAGGTAAAGCACCAGCAGAGGTTTATATTGAAGAACCCTTTGGTTATAAAGTAAGGGAAAAAGATGCCATACAGAGATACATGGAAGCAGATGAGAAGATGATAAAAATAGATCTTAAAATAAGATATTATGATGCTACTTTAAAGTTTTTAGAAGAAATTATTAAAAATATTTCTAATAGAACATTTCAAATTAAGAACGCAATTGAGTGGAATAAATTCCAGGCAGGAATGTAATTATAAATAGTTGATATTTAATGACATCATTAGGGTAATAATGGTAAGATTTTTAGGTAGTAAAGTAAATAGAGGTGCAGGTGGTGGATCTGGTGGTGGTGGAAGCACCAAAATGCAAGAGTTTACTAGAACTACTGGAATAAGTACAGATGGTGATAATAATGTAACTCAAGTAGTATATGGTGATACAACTTATTCTAATGTTGGATATAATACAGTTGGATTAATAACAGGATTTACTGAAAAAATAGGTGAAAAGGAAGTAAATTGGCGTTGTAGTTATAACTCGGCAAATTTAATTACTCATATTGAAGATTTAGAAACTGCTCCAAATGTTAGTTTAGCTAGTACAGCTACTATTGTAGATGAAGGTTCTTATCTATTATTTGACGCAACTACTACTAATGTTCCAGCAGGAAGTACTTTATATTATAGTGTTGTAGACAATACTACTGCAGGTCTTTCTACAGATTTTGCAGTATCTGAAAGAACTGGATCATTTACTTTAGTTGGTGTAGCAGGAACATTCCAAGTTAAACCTGAAGTGGATACAGTACAAGAACCTGCTGATAGTTTTAAAGTATTCGTTTATGATGATTCTGGTAGAACACATCAGATTGGACAATCTGTAGCGATTGGTATTACTGATTCTACAGCCCTTCCTTCTCAGACTCCAATTTATGCTACTTCTGGACAATCTTATTATATTACTAATAACAACGATACTTGGAATGGTGTAAGGATACATAGATCTTATTCCAATAACTACAGTTTCAATGCTAGTGAAACTCCAACTGATGATAATTGGGGTTCATATGTTACTGAAAGTGCAAGTGGTGGTGATAAATGGTATATTGGTGCAAACTGGGGAGGAAGTGCTATTCCTTCTAGATGGAGTCAGAAGCATGGAATCTTTACTTATCAGAAAGCACAAAGTCCAGGTGGTGGTCATAGCTTTGAGTTTGGTAATACTGCAACTGGTGGACCTCATACATCAAGATTTTATAGTGTCCGAGGTAGTTCAACACAGGTTAGTGGAACCAGTGCTGGAATTGTGACTACCAACTATAATGATTTTGAGTTTGATGCTACTGAATGGACTAATAGTTATGGTGATGGTTTCGCATCATTCTATTCAGATGGTAACAGTAGTAATCACAAATATCCAGATATTATTAATACAATTACATCTAACAGTCCCAATTGGAACCCTGATGGACATGGTAGTGGAGACAGCGATGGTGGTATGATTTTATGGAAACCACCAAAACCAACAAAAGAAGTGATGCTTGTTTATGCTAATAACCATTCAAATGATTGCTGTAATATTACTTGTTGGAATAACAACAATGGATCAGTAAAATGGCAAGCACGGTATGGAAGACCTTCAAGTTTCAGTACTGGTGGAAATACAGTAAATGAAAACTACACTAGAACTATTATAGCAGAACATACTGATGGGTTTGTCTATATTAACAGTGATCATGGTGGAACTGTTGCAGGTGCATTTTACTACATGTATAGGTAATCAATTATGGGAAGATTTCTAGGAAGTACAATTAACAAAGGAACTGGTGGTGGTGGTGATGCTGGATCTATCAAGATGTCAGCGTTTAATAGAGATGAGGGAAATCCAGTAGGTGTTACTACAGATGCTAATAATAATATAACTCAAGCAACATTTGGAGAAACTACTTATTCTTCTGTTGGTTATAATGGTGTAGGTTTAATAACAGGTTTTAAAGAAACAATAGGTGCTGATAGTAAGGAATTTCGTGTAAACTACAATTCGGCACATTTAGTATCGCATATTGAAGATTTAGCTACTGCTCCAAATGTAAGTGTTGCTTCTACTCTATCCTCATTAGATGAAGGTTCTCAGTTAGTATTTAATTGTTCTTCTACTAATGTTCCAGCAGGAAGTACTTTATATTGGGATGTTAAAAATGGTGGTAAAAGTGGTGTTTCTACAGATTTCAGTCCAAATAGTGGATCGTTTACTTTAGTTGGTACAGCAGGAACGTTTACTGTTACACCTTCAATTGATGGTATAACAGAAACTGACGAAACCTTTAATGCATATGTTTATGATGATTCTGGTAGAACACATCAGGTTGGACAAAGTATATCAATATCAATTGTAGATTCTGCAGGTAGTGGTGGTGGTGGATCACAATCTAATCCTGCAAATATAAACAACTGGAGTGCATTTATTGCTGGTAAATCATCATCTTCTGATGGTAAACATTGGATACAAGCTGGTTCAGAAGTATTTGAAACTTGGGTTACTTTCCGTGATGGTGGATGGATAAAGGTTGCTCAAATGAATGGTAATAATGATGTTATGTCAAATTCTTCTGCTATAAATGCTGGTGGTAGTTGGATTGACGCTGAAATTAATACCAATCAACATGGAAAATTAACATCTACTGCTATTAATACTATATCCCATCAAGCATTTATGATGCGTGTTACTGGTAGTCCTACTGATAATTTCTTAAATAGCCGTGCAGGTAGTTTCATATTTGAGTATGTTAACAGTGAAACTCTTCCTAACTGGGGAACAGCTGTAGATCCTACTGGAACATATGATCTAAAATTAGACCATGATAATAGTGGATCTGGAATGGAGATTATGAGATATGCATATGAGAGTAGAACATTATGTTCTAACGCTGGAAACCATCCAGGTAATGGTAGTTATTGGGTAAGTGATCATAACTATAATGGAACCTGGCAGAACCAAATATGGGGTGCTAGTAGTGCTCCAATGTGTTGGACTATAAGTAATAATCGTATTCATACCAATATGCATTGGATGGGTGGACCTGCTGGATATTCTGGTGGTAATCAACAGTGGGGAGATAGTAGTAATAATGCTGTTGCATTCTTCTTACAACCTCAGTAAGTTACCATATAAATAATCAAAAGTTATAGATCAATATCGTGGGAAGATTTTTAGGACTTTACATTAATAAAGGAACTGCTGGCGGTGGTGGTAGTGGTGTAAAGATGTCAGAATATAATCGATCTACTGGATTGGGTACAGACGCTGAAACCAATAATATAACTACTGCTACTTTTGGTGATACAACTTATTCTAATGTTGGGTATAATACAGTTGGATTAATAACAGGATTTACTGAAATAATAGGTTCTGATGAAAAAGAATGGCTTCTTACTTATGATGATAGACATTTATGTACTATTATAGAAGATAAATCTGAGGCTCCATCTGCTACTGTAGTAAGTGGAATAGGTAGTACATCAGTTGATGAAGGTCAATCTTTACTATTAGACGTAGCTACTACTAGGGTTACAAGTGGAAGTACTTTATATTGGGATGTTAAAGATAGTGCTAATATAGGTCTTTCTACACATTTTGTAGTATCTGAAAGAAGTGGATCATTTACTTTAGTTGGTACAGCAGGAACATTCGCAGTAAAACCTGAAAACGATGCTGTCACAGAAAATGATGTTCCCTTTATTGCAAATGTATATGACGATTCTAATAGATTTCATAAGATTGGTCAATCTTCACAATTTTTAATTAAGGATGCACCTGTCAATTACGATTGGTCGTTCGCTACTGAGACTCATTATGGAACTACGGTTTCTTACAGATACTCTGGTGATGGTACAGTGCCAACTATGAGTTTGGGTACTGTTACAAATTGGGATATGTACTACGAGGTATATGTAGTTTCAGGTGAGGTTAGTAATAGTAGTAATGAGTGGTTTATATGTAATGATGGATATAGTTCTACTGGTGGATGGTTATTAGGACATTATGACAATAATACAACTCAAGAAATGTCAGTTGCTACTCCAAGTGGTGGATATGCCAATTATATGAATTATAGGGTTCCATATGATCAGTGGAACTGGGTAAAAATTGAATGGCGTGGTGGTAGTAGATTTACTATTTGGCAGAAAAATTCTGCTAATGCTAATTGGACTAATAGAGCAAGTACTACTAGTAATGTACATGGCAGCACTAGATGGGATTATATTAGTTTCGGTCAGGGTAAGAGTGGTGCTACTGGTGGTGGTTCTTCAGGATTGACCAGTCAAACATGGGCAAAGCTGAGAAACTTTGGATTAAATACTACTAGTACTACTGATTTATAAATATAGAAGTAGATCTATTATTGAAGATGAAACCTACTCCAAGAGAAAGTAAAGTAATCCACGAGAACTATGAGAAGGTTGTGGAGTATCTTATATCAGAACAATATGCAACTGATGCTGTTTCAGCAGATAAGATAATCTCAGGTATGAGTCAAGATTGGTTTGATACAATCGTTGGATAAATGAAACATTTTAATCAGTTTAGAAAAGATCTGTCCGAAATGGATAGAACTATGACTGGTACTGGATTGGTAGGTGCTGGTCTTAAGGGAATGTTAAGGTTAGGATCTCAACCTATTAAAAAAGGTGTAAAGGCAGTCACTTCTTTTGCGTCTCTTGTGGGTGATTTTAATAAAAAAAGAAAGGCAGAAAAAGAGTATAGAGACGTAGTAAATAAAGGAATACAAAATGTTAGAGATCCTGATGCTGATAAATTAGCTGCTGATTCTAAAAAAGATCCTGACTTAGAAAAACTTGATCGTAGACCTCCTGATGGAAGCACTCCAAAGGATACAAGTCCAGAGTTTCAAGATACTATGAGAGGTTTGGGAAGAGGTAAGAATCTAGATCCAGAAACTAAATTAGAAAGAATAAGAAAAGCAACTGGCGAACATAAAAAGTGGAAAAAGGGTAATAAGCCTAAAAAATAACTCTCTAAATAATCCTACGTTGGTATAGGATTATGAGTCATTTGATTATATCAAAAAAGAATGAGGTGTATCTATACATAGATGCAGAAACTCATGTATATTATGAACTGTCTGATCAGTTTACTTTTGATGTGCCTGGTGCAAAGTTTATGCCACACTATCAAAAGAAGCATTGGGATGGTAAGATACGATTATTTAATATTCAGAAAGGGGAAATATATGTTGGACTTTTAGATAGAATAGTTCAATTTTGTAAAGATCAAGGATATACATATGAGTTTAAAGATAGCAAACACTATGGAACACCTTTTGAAGTAAATCCTACTATCTCAAAAGAAGGTGTAAAGGATTATATGACTGCAATCTCTAAATATAAACCTAGAGATTATCAGATTGATGGAGTATACGATGCTTTAAGACATAATAGAAAGTTATTGATATCTCCAACTGCTTCAGGTAAGTCGTTGATGATATATTCGATTGTGAGATATTTTGTTGAACGGAAACAAAATATTTTGATAATTGTTCCAACGACATCGCTCGTAGAGCAAATGTATAAAGATTTTGCAGATTACGGATGGGATGTTGGTTCATATTGTCACAAGATATATGCTGGCAGAGAAAGAGAAACGGATTCTCAAGTTATCATTACTACCTGGCAATCTATCTACAAACTCCCTCGTCAATATTTTGAGAGATTTTCAGTTGTGATTGGAGATGAAGCTCACCAGTTTAAGTCGAAGTCACTAGTATCTATAATGACTAAATTGGCAGATGCTAAATTTCGTTATGGTTTTACAGGAACTCTTGATGGATCTCAAACTCATAAATTAGTTCTTGAGGGATTGTTTGGACCTTCCTATAAGATCATTAAAACTGACGAGTTAATGAAGAAAGGGCATCTTGCCAAACTGGATATCAATGTGCTTCTATTGAAACACCCACCGAATAAATTTGAAAATTTTGAAGAAGAAGTTCAGTATATTATTACTCATGAGAAAAGAAATAGGTTAATTCGCAACCTTGCTTTAGATCTCAAAGGTAATACTCTTATTCTATTTGCAAGAGTAGAAGCACATGGTGAACCCCTTTATGAGATGATAAATAATAATACACTAGAAGAACGAAATGTTTTCTTTATTCACGGTGGTGTAGCTACTGAAGATAGGGAAAAGGTTCGTGAGATCACTGAACAAGAAGATAATGCGATCATTGTTGCGTCTTATGGTACTTTCAGCACTGGCATTAACATTAAGCGGTTGCACAACATCATCTTTGCGAGCCCTTCCAAGTCTCGTATTAGAAACCTTCAGTCAATTGGTAGAGTACTCAGAAAAGGTAATGGAAAGGTAAAGGCAACTCTATATGATATTGCCGATGATATCAGCATTAAATCAAGAAAAAATTACACACTAAACCATTTAATTGAAAGAATTAAAATTTATAATGAAGAAAATTTTAATTATGATATAGTAAATATACCAATTAAAAAATAATGGGAGATGAATTTTACGGAGTAATAAAATTAATTACTGGTGAAGAAATATTCGCCCTAGTTTCTATTGATAATAATGATGAAGATCCTATTATAATGCTTCAAAGTCCAGTCATAATGAAGATGATGGATAGTGGAGTGGGGCAATATGTAAAAATAAAACCTTGGTTGGAATTACCAGAGGATGATATTTTCTTAATTAAATATGATAAAATTATTACTATGACTGAAACTAAAGATAAACAAATGATTAGTTTTTATGAAAGATATCTCAATGATGAAGATGTAGATATTGAAATTGCAGGTAAAGTAAAAATAAATGAATCAATGGGTTATGTGAGCACTGTAGAAGATGCTCGTAAAAAACTTGAAGAAGTATATAAACTCAATAAAGAAACCTAATATTATCTCTTCACCCCTTACAAAGGGTATTGTACAGTTATTTTAGTACCTTGTCAAGTTAGGTAAATAATGTTATAATATAAACAATTAACAAACGGATTATATTAATGTTATGGCTAAGAAGAAATCGGAACATTATGTAAATAATAAAGAACTCTTAGCAGCTTTAATAGATTATCGTGCTGAAGTTGCTGTAGCAAAAACAAA